CCACCGCGACCTGAGCCCCGACCTGAACGGCGACGGCCAAGTCACCCGCAACGAGTGGACGAAAGCCTGCCCGTGTTATGACGTGAGAAAGGAGTATGGGATATGACGGGCTGGATCGAGATAGTGAGCATCGTGCTGAACCTGGTGCTTGGCGGCACGCTGATAGTGACCATCGCCACACTGAAGGCGACGGTGAGGAAAGCCGAAGCGGAGGCCGAGAAGGCCAAGGCCGAGGTGGAACGCATGAAGACCGACAACGACCGCTCGGCGATGACCACCTTCCAGGAGTTCATCGTGGAGCCGTTGAAGGTGGAAATCAAACGACTGAACAGGAACGTGAATGGACTTCAGAAGGCTATCAACAAGGCTAACAGCTGCCCTCATAGCGACGATTGCCCTGTGCTTGACGAATTGCAGAAGCAGTCGGACGACGAGTGCGGTGGAAAGAAGAGAGGGTCACACGGAAACGGTTGTGAGGGAGACGCGCACGACTGACTCGGTGTTTATACACGACAGCGTGTACATCCGGGAAGGAGGCGACACGGTCTATATGACCCGCTGGCGCACCTGCTGGCATGACAGAATAATCCACGACACCGTATATGACCATCGGACAGACACCATCTACCAATCCAGAACGGAGGAAAAAACGGTAGAGGTCACGTCGAAAGGCAGCAACGCGGGCTGGGCGGTGGCATCGGCACTTTTCCTTCTGATTTTGGTTTACACACTGATTAAAACCTTTTTGAAACATCATTAAAACACAAACACTATGAGTGGATTTAGAGACGGAGTAGATCTTATTTTGGGCGTTGTGCAAAATTCGACGTTCAAGCCGCTCGGATATTCGTCTGGTTGTAAAATCAGCGACAAAACAGAGACTGGCGAGCGTGCAACAAAAGAGGAGAGTTCGCGGCTGTGGAAACAGAAATATGTGAAATCTCTCGCGGAAACCATCACGGCAGACGGCTTTGTCTATGATGAAGTAGGTGCCTCAAAAATCGGTTTCCCTGATCTCAAGACCCTTTGGCTTAACGCGGAGGTTGTCAAACTGCGCTACAAATATCGTGAAGATAATGGAACCGCCTACGAGGGTGACTACATCATCACCTCCTTGGATCATGATGGCCCGGCAGATGATGACGAGAAATGGAGCGTCACCTTCGACAACAGCGGTGCAGTAACACCCGCATCAGCTGGAGGCGGTGGAGGTGGCGGTTAATAACAAGGAGGGTAAGCCATGACTAAAATTGAAATCAACGGAAAGGAATACCCTTGCCGCGTCACTATGGGCGCGATGCTGCGCTTCAAGCGAGAGACCGGGCATGATGTCAGCAAGATGGATTCGACCGATGTGGCAGAACTGGTCACATTGCTTTGGTGCTGCATCGTCAGCGCGTCGAAGGCTGACGGCGTGGAGTTCGGCATAGAACTGATGGACTTTGCCGACATGCTCGACTCCGAAACCCTCACGGGCTTCTACGCCTCAATGGAAAAGGAACCCGCTGACCCTGAAAAAAAAACGGGACAACAGACATCCTGACCCTATTCGGAACTGCGGTGGGGTGCATCGGAATGACAGTCGACGACTTCTGCCGGTGTACCCCATCCGAGTTCGGTGCGGTGTATGAAGGTTGGGCAGAGGCGGAGCAACGCCGCGAACGGGCTGCGTGGGAACGCGCCCGGCTGCAATGCACCTGCATGTTGCAGCCCTACAGCAAACACAGGCTGGATCCGCAGGATGTGTTCCGTTTCACATGGGAAAAAAACGAGGACGATTCCGAGAACCTCAGCGCAAAAGAAATCTGGGAAAAGTTCGAGAAAGTCAAAAAGGAGCAAGGGCTTCAATGATATTCTTCTAATCCTCAAAAAGCAAAATACATGTCAGACAACACGGTAAGGCTGAAAATCAAAATCGATGACGACTTCAAGACCGTTGAGGCCAATGCCGACGATTTGCGCGAAGCCATAGGGCAAGTGGTCGATGAAGCCGGAAAGGTAAACTCGTCGCTCATCAACAGCAACCAGATTGCGCAGGCTTTCGAGCAGGTGAGCGCGTCGGTGCAGGCTCTCCAGTCTGTAATGCACGACCTCACGGATGCCTACGCGGTGCAGTCCGCAGCTGAAGCAAGGCTGGAGCAGGTGATGCGCAACACAATGGACGCGACGGATGACGAAATCAAGTCCATCAAAGATTTGGCTTCTGCCCAACAGCAACTCGGCATTGTTGGCGACGAGGTGCAGTTGAGCGGTGCCCAGGAACTGGCCACCTACCTCAGCAAGAAGGAAAGCCTCGAATCCCTTATCCCGGTGATGAACGACATGATAGCCCAGCAGTACGGCTATAATGCTACCACCGAATCAGCGGTCACCATCGCCACCATGATGGGCAAAGTCCTCGACGGCCAGACCGGGGCTTTGTCGCGTTACGGCTACACCTTCACCGAGGCCCAGGAACAAATCTTGAAGTTCGGCACAGAAGAAGAACGAGCCGCGACTTTGGCCGAGGTAGTCGAACAAAGCGTGGGCGGAATGAACGAGGCCTTGGCCGCCACACCTTATGGCCGAATCGTCCAAGCCAACAACGCTTTTGGGGATTTGAAGGAAACAATTGGCCAAATAATGGCTCCGGCAATGAATGTAGTGGACGGCATTGCTCGTATCACCATAGCAATTGCTGGAGTGGGCAAAGGTGTGGCAACTATTAAGGGGTTGGTGGCTTCAATCAAATCCATGACCGTTGCAACAAGGACAGCTACAGCTGCCCAACACGGCCTCAACGCGGCCATGAAAGCCAACATCTTCATTGCTGTGGCATCGGCGGTGGCGGCACTTGTCGCCGTTATTGTCAAACTTGCCAAAGAGAGCCGCGAGGCGGGTCTGGCCACTGAAGAACTGGCCGCCGCCACAGAAGCCTACAAAAGTGTTTCCAGTGAGGCCAAGGCTGAAATCGACACCGAAATTGACGCTTTGAAGCGGCTGATGGACGCGGGGAAAGACACCACTGAAGCCGTCCAACACCTGAACGAGAAATACGGAGCGGCTTTCGGGTATTATAAAACAGCTGCTGACTGGTACGACACCCTTACCAACAAGAGCATGGCTTATTGCAGACAGCTCGGCTACGAAGCAAAGGCGAAGTCATTAAGTGCACAACTTGGAACATTGATTGTTGAAAGGGATGAATTGAAAGAAAAAATCGCATCTCATGAACCCGACTATGAATTGAATGACATAACGGCTGAATATTACGATGCGAATGGCGGCTCTCTAATGGTGGATGAAAAGAGGCTGTCCAAACTTAATGAAAAGATAGCCTCAATGGAGGCTGAAATGAGGAAAGCCTTTGATGAGGCCGCAAGAGCATCCGATGAGTTGAATTCAAAGGTCGGGGAGGTAGTCCAGACTATAACATGGGAAGAAATGAGCTACGCCGACCTCGGCAAGGCCATAAACGACCAGAAAAAAAAGGTCGAAGGACTGATTGGGGTTAACGATGTGGCAGCCAAGGCGGAAAAGGCAACGTTGGACGCAATGATTGCCCGATACAACGCTTTGGCCAAGGCATACGGCCTCGCGGCCAACCAATCAGGAAAAGCGGCACAAAACGCCGAAATTGTAGGTGCCCGCGCCAAACTGGAGTTTATACCAGAACTAAAGCCCATCGAACCCGGCCAATTGCAGGAAATAGCCCCTACATTGGCCATGTACAACGCCCAGATCCAGCAACTCCAACAGATGCGCCTTCATGCCACGAAAGAGCAGCTCCCGGCCATAGATGCGGAGATTGCCCGCGTGAAACAACTGAGGGATGAATTTGAAGGCGTGACCGCAGAAGTTCAAGAACTGGCGGCCACACCCATGCCCAAGTTCAGTGACGCTTGGAGTGGCATCAAAGGCATCGGCAACTCCATCCGCGACATCACCAAAGCGATCACCGAAAGTGAGGATGCCTGGACTACCATCACGGGACTCGTCGACGGCTTCATCAGCCTGTTCCAAGGTTTCCAGCAGGTGGTCGAAATCATCAACGCCGTCTCAGCAGCGACGAACGCAATGGCAGCCACGAAAAGTGCCGCTTCCACCCAAGTGGCGGCGGCCAACTCGCTTGAGGCAACGTCGAACACGGCGGTGGCGGCCACGGGAGCGGCCAGTGCAATGGCAAACATCCCGTGGGTTGGCCCAGCCTTGGCAATTGCCGCAGTTGGGGCTGTCTTGGCCTCGCTGATGAGCCTTCCCAAATTCGCCAACGGTGGATTGGTTTACGGCCCAACATTGGGCCTTATGGGCGAATATGGCGGCGCAAGCTCCAACCCCGAAGTGATTGCCCCATTGAGCCGCCTGCGTTCCATCCTCGGAGCCGACCAAGGGGGAAGCACCGAGGTGAAGTTCCGCATTGAGGGCCGCGAACTGGTGGGTATCATGAACAAACAGACAAACATTTATAGGAGGTCGAAATGAGCTACCAACCCGCATACACGACCCATTTCCGCAGCCTCGACAATACGCTGTGGGATATTGTCATCTACATCAACGACTACGAAGGCCGCCCGTTGGAAATCAAGCTGGAGGGTGACGAGCCTTGCGTGATCGAATGGCAGGAAACGGGCAAGATGGACGTGGTGCAGTCGTCCACCTGCACCCTGCGCGTCAGCAACGAGAAAGACCGGCAGATGGTGCAACTCATGGACC